ATCATTTCTGTCATAGGTTTGTGCTTGGCTTGTTGTTCGAATTTATCCCAATCGCTCATATTAACCGTCCTATTTAAGTTTATCGTGATTTGAATATAAACTTGTTTCATTTATAATACAAGAGGTAAGTGTCTCACAAGCGATAAAACTTCGTATCATATATAATACTACTTTATTTGTTATCACATATGTGACATTACTATAGTCTAATCATTAACACAAATAGGAGAAGGTCAATGCACTTTAACGCAAAGAAACTTATAGAAGATTTTGGTGGTGTGCGTAAGGTTGCAGAAGTACTAGGAAAATCTAGGACTGCACCATATCGTATGATGCAAACTAGGTATATGACTACTTGGCATTTCGAACAACTCAAGAAAGCACAACCTTCAATCAATCTAGACAATTACTTTGAGGATAAACATAACGATGACAAAAAAGGAAGAACTTAAAAACCTCTTATATCAAGAGGCTTGTCAATGCATAGATAGAGGGTGGTCAATTATCCCTCTCTCTATGACAGGAAAAAAACCTCTAGCAGAATGGAAACAATATCAAACACGATTAACTACTCAAGATGAAGTAGATGAATGGTTTGATAAAGGCGCTCCAACTTCTGGTGGAGGACGAGTAGAAATTTTTAATCTAGCTTTAATTACAGGTTCAATATCTGGAGTTATAGTATTAGATTGTGATAACGAAGAATCAGTTCAGTATGCAAAGAAACATAATCTACAATCACCCTTTAGTGTAAAAACTGTTAGAGGTAAACACTATTACTTTTCTCATCCACAACACGGAAAAAGATTTGCTAACAAGGTTGGTGGTATAGCTAGAGATTGGGTAGACTTACAAGGATTAGATTTAAGAGGGGATGGTGGCTATGTTGTTATGCCTCCCAGTATTAAACTAAAAGATGGTAAGGCAACTCATCAATACTCTTGGGAGTTAGCTGAAACTTTTGATTGGGATGACTTATCAGACTTTCCTTGGAAAGGAAAACCAACAGATACTATAGAGCCAGAGATAGAAAGAGATTTTTCTTTTGATACTATGGATTTGACAGAGGTAAAGGTAGCAAACATAGAAGATACCTTAACAATATTTGAACAAACTGAACTACGAGTTAAACATTTAGGACGGAAATTAACAGATGGTGACGGAACAGACGGATGGATGGTACGTTATTGTGGTCAGATGGTACGTAGAGGATTAGTAGGAGATGACCTATTTCAATCTGTTCTAAATTATCACGACAAATTCTTTGACTATGGTCGCCACTCTCAAGAAGAAACAGAGGGTTGGTTAAAAGTTAAGATGCAATCTGCTTTACAGATGGATATGAGAAACTATCCAGATGATTATAAAGATGGAGTGCGTATTAACAAAAGTGAAAAGCTCCCTTTGGTTAGTAACGAAGACCAAGACAAAGAAGTAATAGAGGCTTCTAGGCTAGTCCCTATCTACATTGATGCTGTAGAAAGGATTCTCTCTTCAATACAAGACGAGCCTTATTGGTGTGACCCACTAATACCAGAAGCAACTATTACGCAGGTAGTAGGTTTTAATGGACACGGAAAGTCCTACCTACTATCTGCATTATTAACTTCTTTATGTGCAGGTAATGAGAGTTTCGGACCTTACGAAATGGGTAAACCTGCAAAGGTATTCTATATGGATTACGATAACCCAAGACGTACTGCTTTAAGGAGGATGCAAAATTTTAACAAGACATTTGGAGATACGAACGAACATTTTGGCTTATGGTCTCCTACTCTAATCACACCAGAAGATGGTGGTGAAATGAACCTGATGGAAGAAAAAGACTTTCGTCTGTTAGGTGAATGGTTAGAAAAAGTTAAACCTAACATTGTTGTTATAGATACTATACGTAATGCTTTTCGTGGTATGGATGAGAATAGTCCTAGTGAATGGGCGAAGGTAAATTTTGTAGCAAAGAGTATACGTAACAAAGGTATATCAGTTGTGCTTGTCCATCATAGAAACAAACCAGGTGAAGGTGGACTAGGACGAGAGGCAGGTTCGACTGCTCAATTAACTGATGTTGATACACAGGTATTTGTATCACAGGTATATCAAGACAAGGCTGATGCAAAAGCAAAGGCTGGATTGCTAGACAAAGACTTAACTATCTACACATTAGATAGAAGAGAGTTCTCTCCCTTTAAATATCTAGAGGCTTTGATGCCTCCTGATAGTCGTCTCAATATGGTTACGCAGGTATCCTTCGGTAAAGTCCGACAACAGACAGAACTACATCAGACACATTACATTGGTTGGTGTGAGGATTTGTTGACTGGAAATAACTTTGTTGTTTCTACTAAATCTTTAAAACAAAAAGCTAAAAAACTTTCTCTATCAGAAGGAAAATCTGCATCAGAAATATCTAGATTATTGATGGTTCCTCGTTATGAAATTGAAAGATGGCTTGGGATTTCCTCGGAGACTTAATAGTACTACTAGACTACTAACTAAAGGACAACTGCTTTAGCAGTTGTTCCTGTTAGTGTGTTAGTACTAATAGGTATAACCCCTTGTCAAGTCTTTTGTCAACCTCATACTATTAGACGTACCCCATCCGAGGCTGTCGCCTCGTCTGTTAATCCTTGTATTCATTGACAAAAATAATACATTACTTGTAAGCGATAAAACTTTGTAGTAGTGTAGAATGCAACTGATTTGCGCATAAAGGAGGCAGATGGGAAAGCCTGTTGAAGTAACACAAGATGTCCTCGACTACTTAACAAAAGCAGTTGAGACGAAGAAACCTTATACAGAGATGGCACAGCATCTGGGGTTTTGTGTGGACACAGTCAAGCGAATATTACATCGTGAAGGTTTAGTAGAATTTGAAGGTGCAAAGTATGTCATAGCATTGTCTAGTGAGAAGCATACGAAGACTTGGAACAGACCTTGTATGAGGTGCAAGTGCAAAAAACCTCGTCCCAAATGGCAGTACTTTTGTAACAAGTGCAGAGAATATAACGAACAATATAATGGTTTATCAAAGGATTGGGACGGACTATGAAATTAAAATCTCCAAAGAATAAAGGCGATGCCTACGAAAGAGAACTCGCTAAATACTTAAACGATGAAATCCACGATGGCAAAGAGGTATGTTACAGAGCGCCTTTGTCTGGGGGTGGACGAACCTTTGCTGGTGGAGGAAGTGCCGACCTTGCAGGGACAGACCAGATATGGGTAGAAGCAAAGCGAACCGAGAAGTTTTCTCCTTACGCCGCAATGTCACAGGCAGAGAAAGGAATAACAGGTCACGGCAGTTCCGAGCTGCCTGTTGTGGTATCCAGACGAAATCAAATGCCGACAGGTGATAGTCTAGTTGTGATGCGTCTGTCTGATTGGACTAAATTATACAAACAATTTTTGAAGTGTAAGGGTATAATTAGGGACGACTTAACACAGATAAAAGATTAGTCTTGAGGTAGACAAGCAAAGGAGAAGGCAATGAAACTACTTTTTGTTCCTGTATTCTTTGTGTGTTGGATTAATGGTCAATGTCTAGAAGGATGGAAAGAAGACGTAAGGTTTGAACTTGAAGATGAATGTATTAACTATACACACAAATGGATGGCAGAAGAACTTTATGATGCTCTTATTATTCAAGGCAAAGGAATGGCTTTCAGAGTACAGACAGCTTGTATCCAATTTCCAGACGGAGACCCAACTAATAAACCCTTAACAGGAGAGAAGACAAATGTATTGTTCAAGTTGCCCAAGTCCTAGAACGTGTGGTTCAAATTGTACCCACGTAAATAGTGGGTCAAAGAAAAAAGTTATACAAGTAAGGCAATCTAAAGGAGTGTCAAAGGTACGTAGTATTCCAATGCCATTCAAAAAGTCTATGCCTGAAGTTGTTTCTTTTCAAGCACAGAAAGTGAGAATAAGATGAGCCTTTACCGAAATATGAACAAAAGAAAAAAAGCAGGAACAAGTAGAAGTAAAAAAAATTCTACCATATCAGATAAAGCCTACAAGAATATGAAGGCAGGATTTCCTAAAAAGAAAAAGAAAAAGAAAAGCTAATGAAGTTTAACCCAGACAAATATAAGCATACACCTGCACCACAAAAGATTGATGGCGTTAATCAAGGTGTTCGTCTGCTCCAGCGTAGAATCTACCAGTACAGACCAGGTAATGGAGGACAAAATACAGGTTCAGGTGGCGCAGCAGCTACAGCTAATTATCCTACCAAGACGAGATACGCAACATCAGCGTTTGGGTTCAGACCATTAGAAGATTTTTTCACGTGGAACTTTACACCCTCGTCTGACAATACAGCTATAAGATTATACTTTAGATTTCACGGAGGCTTTGGGTATAGAGGTATCAAGGTTTATCTTAAAGGTGCTGATAATATTACAGAAGACCAACCAAGTTATGGGTGGACATCTGGCGACCACGGAGGAGAGTGGTGGTATAACTCTTGGGGTAAAGACAAAGAAGCAGAAATAAGATTTGATGTACACAATGCGGCACACAATAATCCTGCAACGAACCAAGATATGTGGACTGATTGTCCAATGTTATTGATAGAAGAATGGGAGAATGGAAACCCTAATGGTCAGCAAGTAGAGTATTGGACTGGTGCAAAAGACATAGGTGGCTCACAAAGTGGTGGTCAAAATCCTACAAGACCACATCCAAGAACAAATAATTTAGGCAAAAGTTATGCGTACGACCCAGACAGATGGGACGGAGGCGACTATAGTAATTACACTTACAATCAAGACGAACTAAAACAAAAAAATAAAAACGAGAAGGAGAGCTAGTAATGGAAACCACTATGATATGGAACGCCATTCTAACTTTAGCTGTTGGTAGTTTTGTCTGGTGGATACGAGGCACTTCACAAAAAATAGATAGAGTTGAGGAAGAAATCTATAAAGTACGAGAGCATCTTGCGTCAGAGTATGTATCAAAGAAAGATTTCAGACAAGGAATGGACGACTTTGGTAAACGATTTGATAAACTAGATGCGAAGATAGATACTTTAATTATGAAGATTAAAGTATAATTGTAACCTAAAAAGGAGAAACACATTATGATGCGTTCAACTTACAGAAAGAGTAAGAAACAGAAGCAACAAGGTATCGCTACTAAAAGAAGTGGTGCGTCTTTATTGTCTCAATCTAATCAAACTTACTCAAGAGTGGCACAGAAATCTGCTAGACGTAAATCTTTAGCTAGAGTGTAAGTAAATTACTGACACAACTATGCGTAAATGCGAGGGTTGTGGACAAACTCTTAAACTTAAAGACGAATTTTATCTAGAATATAACTCTAAACGTGGCAATTCGTATTATCGAAGGGCTTGTAAAAAGTGTGTTCACAACAGACGTAGGGCTAGATACTCTAAAACTCCAGAGTTATTTCTGGCTAGAGGATTTAGTCAATTAAAATCTGCAAGACAAAGGAGTGGATGGGACTTCGACATCAGCCTTCCACAACTAATAGCCTTGTATCACAAGCAAAGTGGTAAGTGTTCTTTGTCTGGTATCCGTATGACTTGGAGGGCAAGTGACAAACGTGACGACAATTCCTTCTTAACAAATCAATATAACATTAGTATAGATAGAATAATTAATACGAAAGGATATAAGATAGAAAATATACAACTTGTGTGTAAGCATATAAACTTGATGAAACACATTGTAGATAATGATATCTTTATAGAATGGTGTCAGAGGATTTCAAATCACAACTCCAAAAAGAAATAGACGAACTACTTGCGTATAACAATGAGGAGTTTATACCAGTACCAAAGGTAGAGGTCGCTCCTAAATCTGTGCTTATACATTTCCCAGTACATTCTAAACAAGGAATGGTTTGGCAAGGTATGCAGTTAACACCAGACGAAGCATCAGCATTTGGTTTCAAACTATTAGAAGCTAGTGAATTAGCATTTGAAAAAGATACTGATGCTTAAGAAATTCGCAATACGATTTCTTCTGATGTATTGGTGTTGGTTAATTTTGTGGAGCATCTATAGTTGTACCACAAGCAGTAGCGATAAGACGACTTCCTTGAAGTGGATGTCCCTTGTTAACGTAAAAACCATTTAAGGATGCATCCCCATTAACTTCCCACGTATGATAAGTGTTATTGTTTCTCCACTCTTCTGCTACTTCCAAACATCTTTTACCATCTGGAATAGGTTCGTGTACATACAACAACCCCTTGGTTGATAGTAAGATTATAAAAACTACTTCTTTCATCTCGACCCTTTCAGCCTTACGCAGTACTACTTAATGTAGTACCAAAAAATAAAGGCAAATAAAAAATATAATAATACAAATGTTGGTTCGCTCATTCGTCTATCATTTCTACAAGACGTTTGAACTCTTCGTTGGGTGAAAGTTCTGCCCAATCCCAGTCAACTTTTGTGTTCGTCTGACAAGCGTCACGCAATGCATCCAACTTCTTTTCTGCAATCTTCAGCCTTTCTTTTACACGACTACGTTCTAGATGTTTGTTCATATCAATAACGTATTTGTGTTCATCTTTTAGTTCTGTCATTACCAAAGCCCTCCAAACTGCACTACCTCAACCTTTTTGTCTGGGTGCAACTTCTTCATCGTTCGCTTACACTCACGAATGATTTGGTCTTGGTCGATAATGACCTTGGTTTCTTTCTCGTTGAAAGAATGATAGACCACAACCTTTGGTGTTTTACTATCTCTCACTTTCATATCTTCTCCTTATTATTGTTATTTTTATTGTCATAATACCTTGCATTCATTAGTGTTGCAGTACTTCTCTTACTACGAATACAAGGGTACTCTCTTGGTAGCCTAGCTTTCACTAGGATATTCAAGCCACTCTTAACCACCACCTAGGCATACTCCTTCCCTTACCCCACGTAGCGAACTTCTTCTTCGCTTGTCTGTAGTATTCTC